CAACATTGACGACGCACTAGCCCGCAAGATCCGGGACAAGCCGACCGAGGATATCGAGCTCATTGAGGCGACGATCCTGGATCAGAAGCGCGGCGACTATTCGTACTATGTGATCCACAAGGACTCCAAGTCCGAGCTGGTCTACCGCAAGATGAAGATCAGCCCTTGGGTGGTCAGCCGGTACATGAAAGTAGCTGGGGAGATCTATGGACGCGGCCCGCTTATCACAGCGCTTCCGGATATCAAGACGCTCAATAAAACGCTTGAGCTTCTTCTTAAAAATGCCAGCCTTGCTATTGCTGGTGTCTTTACGGCAGCAGACGACGGCGTACTCAATCCCAATACGATCAAGATCGTCCCTGGAGCGATTATTCCGGTCGCTCGCAACGGAGGCCCGCAGGGTGAATCATTGCGGCCGCTTCCACGTGCTGGTGATTTCAACGTATCGCAGATCGTCATCAACGACTTACGGCAAAACATCAAACGGATTCTTCTCGACGAAAGCCTCCCTCCAGACAATATGTCTGCGCGCTCTGCGACAGAAGTCGTAGAACGCATGAAGGAATTGAGCCAGAACCTTGGCTCTGCCTTTGGCCGTTTGATTAACGAAACCATGATTCCGCTGGTATCCAAAATCTTGCAAGTCATGGATGACCGCGGTCTGATCGACCTTCCGCTTCGCGTCAATGGTTTAGAAGTCCGGGTATCAGCCGTGGCTCCGCTGGCTATGGCCCAGAGCATGGAAGAGGTCAACAACATCCTGCAATACGCCCAGATCGCCGCAGGCGCCGGGCCGGAGGGGCAGATGGCAATCAAGACCGGCGAAATGCTGGACTTTATCGCCGAGAAACTTGGCATCCCGCAGCGTGTACGCAACACACCAGAGGAGAGGGAATTTATGAAACAACAAGGACAAGCCCTGGCCGCCCAGGCAGCTGAGGAAAACCCTGAGCTGGCGGCACAGGTAGTCGGAAGGATGGTCTGATGGCTGGCGGCTGGGAAGACCTAGAAGCCGTACCATCAGACATAAGAGAGCCAAGCACCAAGACAGACGATCTTAACAAACTCTGTCTTCGGTTGTTTGGTTCCGAGGACGGCCAAAAACTAATGGCTTGGCTGGACGAAGCCTACCTCTCACAGCCGGTCGCCGTGCCCGGCTCTGACGCGAGCTATGCGTTCTACCGCGAGGGACAGAACAGCGTAGTCCGTGACCTTATGATGCGGCTAATCAAAGCAAGGAACCTGTAATGGAAACCCAAGCACAAGAGCCCAGCGCTCAAGGCGAAAGCCAAGAAGCTGGCCTACTCGACGGTGCAACAATAGCCGAGGAAGGCCAGCAGGAAACCGTAGCAAAACAGGAGATGTCCCATCTCCAGCCACAAGAGGAAGACGACGGCCCGCTAGAGCGGCCAGACTGGTGGCCAGAGAACTTTTGGAAAAAGGACGACTCATCACCTGACCTAGAGGGAATTGCCAAGTCTTGGATGGATCTGCGCAAGCAGATCAGCCAGGGCAAGCACAAGCCTCCGGCAGACGGCAAATACGACACATCCGCATTTGGTGACACACCAGATGATGACCCCATCAGAAGTCATGTGATGTCATGGGCGCAGGAATACGGCGTAAGCCAGGCAGCCTTAGACAGTCTTGTCGGCGCCGTTGTTGCAATGCAAGGTGAATCAGTCCAGCAAGAGAGAATGAGCGTTGAGCAGGAAAGGCGCGCCCTTGGGCCAAATGCCGACGCCATGATCCGCTCTGCGACCGACTGGGCATCAGGGTTAGTCCGTAAGGGTATCTTCTCAAAGGACGACTTTGAGGAATTTAAGTACGCCGCTGGAACCGCAAAAGGCCTTAAAATGATGCTAAAGCTCAGGGAATCATACGAGAACATCAAGATCCCGACCCAGTCGGTTCCGGTCGAAGGCGCTGCCAGCAAGGACGAGCTGTATCAAATGGTTGGCGATCCAAAGTATCAAACCGATCCGGCATACCGAGCCAAGGTTGAAAAGATGTTCCAGCAACATTTTTCTTAATACCTCCTCCCCGTACTCCTCCGGGGCTTGAACACCCCCCGGCCTAAAAACCGGGGGGCTTTTTTTGCCTATTGCATTGTTGTAAGAAAACGACTAGAAATAGCATAAGGCCAATCTGGAGACAGACCCTTGCCGCAGCGGACGCTGACGAGTGGTACCCGTAAGGTGCAAGCGTAGGCCCGCTTTGCGGCTAACCGAAGCGACGAACCTTTTTTCAATTTCAAGGAGATTCAAATGGCTATTTCGTTGTCAAACGCCTTTGTAACGCTCTTTGACGCGGAAGTTAAACAGGCTTACCAGGGTGTTGCTAAACTGGTTCCTGCTGTTCGTCAGCGTCGGGGTGTTGAAGGCTCAACCGTTAAGTTCCCGAAAGTGGGCAAGGGTGTTGCTACCGCCCGCGTTCCCCAGTCCGATGTTACCCCCATGAACGTCGGCTTCTCGACCGTTACTTGCACGCTCCAGGACTGGAACGCTGCTGAGTATTCGGACATTTTCTCGCAGGCAAAAGTCAACTTTGACGAGCGTTCTGAGCTCGTTAAGGTAGTGGCTAACGCTATTGGCCGTCGCCAAGACCAGCTCATCATCAATGCCCTGGCCGCTTCCAGCACTTCGCTGATTGTGACTGAGGACGAGGGTGGCACGGACACCGGCCTGAACGTGGCTAAGCTGCGCGCTGCCAAGAAGCTGTTGGATAAAAACAACGTGCCGATGGACAACCGCCACATCATCATCCACGCAAACAGCCTGTCCAACCTGTTGGCTGAGACTGCCGTTACCAGCGCTGACTTCAATACCGTCCGTGCCCTGGTTTCCGGTGAGCTCAATACGTTCCTCGGCTTTACCTTCCACACTCTCGGCGACCGCGACGAAGGCGGCCTGGCTATCGCCTCTTCTGAGCGTAAGCTGTGGGCTTTCCACCGCGATGCCATCGGCTACGCAGAGGGCATTGCCCCCCGCACCGAAATCAATTACGTTCCTGAGAAGACGAGCTGGCTGGTCAATGCTCTGTTCTCCGCCGGCGCAATTGCGATCGACGCTGAGGGTATTGTCGAAGTTCAAACCTCTGACGCTTAAGGAGATTGACAAATGGCATACTCAGCAACAGGTTTAATGCTCGTAGCCGGCTCAAAAGCTGGCAACGCCCCCCAAATGTGGACATACCAGTCGGCTGACGCCATCGGCGACATCGACGGTGCTGGCTACTTCAACGACGCATCCTCGATCCTCAAGGTCGGCGATCTGATTTACGTTTACTCAAGCGTTGGCGGTTCCGCTGCCTACGGTTTTGTGGTCGTGAACAGCAACTCGTCCGGCGTTGTGGACGTGTCAAGCGTTACCGCTATCGGTGCAACTGACAGCGACTAATTGATTAGGGATTACCCTATCAAGCACGGGGGCTGTGCCATTATTTGTGGCGCGGCCCCTTCTCTTTTTGAAGACCTAAACGCAGCCCGTAAGCTGCGGCCAGATTCCACCATCCTGGGCGTCAAATATGCCGCCTCTGTTGTGCCAGAAATAGAGCACGTCTGGACTCAGCATGGCGAAATGACTCTTAAAATTAAGGCCGCGGCCGGCAGGCCAATATGGGTACACGCTAGGCCACGCAAGTTCCAGGTCGGAACCGTAAACGGCATCCCAAGCATGAAAGAAGCCTATGACGCCATTGATTATCTTTGGCCAGGCCTACCCTATGCCGTTGGCTCCAGCGGCGTGGCAGGCGCATTATGGGCCAGGCATGGCATGGGATTTCAGGAAGTCATAATGGCCGGCATTGGACTTGATTGTGATTCCCTAAAATATGTCCAAGGGTATCCAAACGGATACAGCCAGCATGAGGGATATGCCAAAACCAGCCAAGTAGAGCATTGGCTAAAAATCCTCCAGAGGCACCAAGAGGAGGGCCTGACCGAAAACATATACTCAATGTCTGGTGCAACGCAAAAGATCCTTGGGGCTCCATGCTGATATCAGACGAATACCGCAAGCTCAATGAGCTGCTGCACAAAAACCAGAAATACGGGTCTAGGGTTAGGACTGCTATCTACCAGGACATCCAGAAGATCATGTCCGAGCTGGAGTGTGGTAGCCTTTTGGACTATGGGTGCGGCAAGGGCGAAATGGCCAAGCATCTGCCGGCCCATTGCTACGATCCGTGCGTCCCAGAGTTTGCTAGGCGCCCAGACCGCAAGTTTGACTTGGTGGCCTGTTGCGACGTCTTGGAGCACATTGAGCCAGACCACCTAAATGACGTTTTGGCAGACATCAGGGATTTTGCCGACAAGGCGGTGTACCTAGTCATTTCAACCCGGCCGGCATCTAAAACGCTAGCAGACGGCAGAAACGCTCATTTAATCGTCCAGCCAGGGGCTTGGTGG